ATCTCGGCCCGTTCCTCATCCGTCTTAGACGGGAAGAGGTATTTCAGTGCCTCAATGCTATCAACACCTAACTCCTGGAGGTTGCGTACCACGATGGAGTTATTTAAGATGTCCTGCGTAGAGTCTTCGTAAACAGGACCTAACCAACGCCATTGGATCGTTACATCCCCATCGGGAATTAAACCAAGGACACCAGGAGGAATTTGTTGAGTACGCAAACAAGCCATCATTATTTTTTTGACTTGTGTTTCATACATCATCATTGCATCTTCATAAGCAGCAATATCTTCATCAGATGCTTTCTCTGATAGATCCAGGGGTTTTTCAAGTCCTACCGCAGCGGCTAATGTATCCCTAAACAATTTTTCTTCTTGGAAAATAATTAACTCAAGACAACGACAAATACCATAGGTATAAAGAGAGTTCGCCTTTTTCTTGGCAGTAGCAGATACCCGGCCAAATAACGATTTATATTCTGTTGCCGTTACGCCAGCAGAAATAGAAAGTTCGTCAACGCCACCAAGGGCGGTTCGGATCTCTTCTCGGTATTGACGGGCAAAAGAGTTTTGGTCACCAGTAATAGCATCTGGAACAATATAGCCAACTCGATCGTTTGGCTCCAGGTTTGCAATGATGCGTGGAACCCGGAGCTGTCCATCAACACCACGATAAATAGGATCTGACTTGAATCGCGATTGACTCAAAGGACCTGCGCCGCCAAAGCCAGAGTTTGCAGCAATGGAAGGACGTTGAACAACAGATTCTCCACCCGACTCCATAAGGTCGGTCTTGGGCCGAGAAGAAAGTAGAGTTGGATTACCAAAGAACTGCACATTCTTCCGCATGGTGCGGATCATATCGTCATGCGTGCAGATGTGATTAGCAAGCGCATCAAACTCACCGACACCCTCAGTCGAGAATCCCTTGGCGTTATTGAAGATCTCAACACAAGGAATGAATCCAAGTGTGTTTCTAAAAGTTTTGGTCTTACCAGTGATTGCCTGATAGTTGGTATCAAAGGAAATCTCGCCTTCCGAGTGTGTTTCCTCGATTGTCTTCCGTTTGATCGAAAGCCGGATGTAACGCTTAATAGCACCACGACCCATAGAAGCCGGACCAGTGATACTGCTGGATTCAATATCCTGTTGGTAGCCAAGGCCTTGACGGACCTTATAGCTGTAGATAATTACAACTTCATCCAGCTCGCCATCAATGTTGTAAAAGGTACGATATTCGTGCTTGCGAAAATAGTAAAGACGATAGTTGTTTTTTGTAGGACGAATGTAAAAAAGACCTTGTCCATCACAAAGGAAGTAGTCCCAGATTGAATCGAGCCTCGTGTCAAGTTGATTGTATTTGATTACACGGTCAATAAAGTCTTTGCGCTGGTTGCCAAAGTTGTCTTGCGCAGGAAAGAACTCAACACCTTGACGAACTCCAAAGAGTTTCATCTGGGCAAGGTGGGACGCAACAATGCCAGTATCAATAGAAGCTCCTCCATCTTTTTCCAGATAGGAGTCAATGATTTCTTTAAGCCTGGCTTTTGCGTCCGTTGCCATTAACTATTACCTTTTCTTCAATACTAACAGTTTAGGAAAGAGTTTTACCAGCAAAGCCTGCAAGTGCTTGTCCATATTGAGGACCATAGAACATGCCAGCATTTGCAAGGCCGCCCATATTGCCAATAGCGCCAGGGAGATTACTGGAGCCTGGGATTCCAGCAAGAGGAAGCTGTGGGCCCCCACCAGGTGTAATACCGCGACGCTTCATTGTATCGAAGCTTGGATTACCGGCTAGAAAGTTCCCAGGGGCACCAGGGACGTTGGATTCACCACTGTAAAACATGTTTCTATCTCCTTTTCTGTATTCTACTCTTCTAAAACTTCGTAATCACTTGGATCATTCACTTTGCTAAGAATAATTCCATTACTGTGAACATCCCAGTTAAGCACATCCCCCTCTTGCCAACCAAGATCTTCAATCACCTCGTCGGGCAAAACAATATACTGATCACCGTTTTCATCTTCTTGTACTTCAAGAATGTAACTCATTTGGTCTCAAGGAGCTTATCAACTAGCTTATCAAGCTTTGCGTTAATTTGAGTGAAGTTTTCATGCATTTGCTGAAGTTCGCGGAGAAAATCGGCTTTCAAAACGTACTCAAGAGGCATGCGCTTCATTTCTTCTTCCAAAAGATCAATTCTCCGCTTTTGTGATCCTATGTAACCATAGACCTGGTCAATACGGTTGTGGTGCCTCTCCAAAAGTTTAGATGCAGCCCACCCTCCACCTGTAACAGCGGATACTACGGCCGTAATGCCGATTGCAATATATTCGGGACCCACGGCTGAAATGTTTTTTCTTATTCTATAGTTCAGTAATCAAGATGGAGTTGTCCTTTTCTTGATAAACCATTAACAAGCCAGACGAGGGCGTCAACGCAGTCATCATGACTACTTACTCCGAAATTTGTGAGTTCCTCGAAGAGATTTGTAAAGTTACGGAACCTGTTGAAGATGATCTTACGGTCTTCAAACATCCCCATAATTCCACGGAAACGTGCCAACTTGTCTGCACGGAAGCCCTTGACTGGATGCCAGATCAAGTTGTAGAGACCTTCGTTATTCAGACACACCCTCTTGAAGTCTGCCTCCAATGAAGCCTGGTACTGAACTGCCTCACTCCAGATGTCACATGTTGAGTAAGTCGGGAAGTAATTCCCGTTATCATCCTTGCCAAGCACAGACCAATCATTGAGCAACTCTTTCAGGGCATCAAGTTTTTCCAAGTTACCCATGACACGGATCCTGCGGTAGTCAATGATATGAACCTGATCACCAATACGTCCCCCAAGAATCATTACAGTGTAATCATTCTTCTCCTTGGTACCAGCTGAAAGATCAACGCCGACTCCAAGCGTATCAAACTCTGTTGAGATCTCTGCCTTAACAATCAGTTCAGGCGCAAGAGACAATTCATTCTGCCTGATGATTTGGTTCATGTACTGGAAAGAAAAAGCAATTGGAGCTTGCCGTTTCTTTTCTTTTAGATAATCCAACGACCACATCTCTGGCCAGTACGATTTTTCTTCTCCCGTTTTCGGGTCATTTTGAATCGCAGACAAAACAATCTGCATCCAGTTGTTTTGCGGATTAAATGTTGTTGCGTGAATGTCGTCATGACGGAAGCGGGTACCAAGGCAGATGGCACGTGCGCCCTCGAACATGGTTGGCGCAATCACAGCATTCCAGTTTTCCTGCATCTGTTTCCTGATGTCAGGGTTTGAGATGTCTGCTGATGATTTAATGGCGTCATCAATACAGACAAGATGAGAACGCTTTGAAGTCACTGAACCTTTTAGACCAGCAGCACATAAAGTAAACTGCTCGTCACCAGTGGTGTCAATGCCCGCAAACTTGTGGTCGATTGACCAGTACTCATTACTGGTAACATTTTTCATTAAGCGTACGGTAGGGAATACCTCCTGGTACCGCTTACTTTCGATGATGCGTTTGATAGTTGCGGACTTGGAACGCGCAATATCAACAGTATAGGAAAGGTAAAGGATCTGCAAAGGTTTCTTGGCTGCCGTATGGACACCAATTGCCCATGCTGTGAACAGACCCAGGACGGTAGATTTTGCCGATCCCCGTGGAGCCAAAAGATCGATGTTGGGACCAGCAATCCCAATCAGGCAACTACTATCTCTTCCAGTGACAAATTGCTTGTGCCACTCTTTGTGATGTGCAGCAGGAGGTTTATCGGCAACGTAGTCACAAAAGAAGCCAAAGTCTTCGCGAGCACGTTTAAGAGTTTCAGGGTTCTTGGGAGGACGAATTTGTTGATTTCTTGCTGCAGCCTTAGCATTACGACGATAAGTAAGGTGCGTATAACTTGGCACGGTAGTAAATCAATCTTACTGAATACTACCTTATTTCTCTGTGCCTTTGTTTTTTTGTTTTTTGTATTTACGTGCTTTATCTAAGGCAGCTTTACGCTTTTCCTTGTCCGACATTTCGGTGCCGTCTTCTTTCTTTGCTTCTTTCTTTTTAAAGTGCTCCAGGAGTTCCGGAGGCATTTTGTTCTTAGCCATTTATTGGCCTTCAGTAATACGACGAGAACGACCAGGACCGAACTCAATCCCCTGTGCCTTGCCAGTAGGTCTTTCGGGGATTGGTCGACGGATGGGCCGTTCTTGATTCAATACTTCTTCCTGACGACTACGAATGAGCTGCCGTTGCATTGGATCTAAGGTAGCGCCTGTACCTGCGCCCATACAAAACTAAACGTTTCTGCAACTATCTTAACTGATCTATTCTTCCAGTTGCATCCGAGACCAGACGCTCATTGTTGCTTCTTCCAGGGGGATCTCAATGGGGTCATCCTTGAAGATGAACATCAACTCACGAATTGCACGATCAGCTCCCGCCATCAAGAGCCCTTTCCGATCTTTGATGCTTGTAAATTTTTCAATTTGATCGATATGACCACGAATTTCTTTTTGCATGGAAGCAATACGAGCTACCCCTGCATCTCGTTTTACAACTCCATTTTCAACATCTTCACGAAGCTTGCGGACATCCTCTTGCATCTGGTCGATTTCATACAAGAGTTTTTTCCTGTGATCAGGCTTCTTGTAATTGCTTTTAATCCAGAGTTCACACGCAGTTACCGTCCCCTTGTAACCAAGGAACCTGGCGTATAGATAAGCTTCAATTACAGAGTAATTGTCTTTGGCGAAAGCGCAAAAAGCCTCTTGAGTGGATGAATCGAGATTATCGACCCATCCATCAAAAAGCTCAATATCGATAAGCTCGTTGAGCCTGACCGTAGTCTCGTGCTTCGTCTTCTTGCTTGTAACGCTGCTGCTGTTCGGCGGAGATCCGGGATTCTTGGGCGCCTTTACCGATGGTTTCACGTTCTTGTTCACCAGCTTCCCTCATTTTCTCTTTTGACGAGCCTACAGAGACATCTTGAAAGATTTTAACAGCAGACGCAGCCTTGCGTGCTTTGTCCTCGTCAAAAAGAAAACTATAGGGATCCGAATAGTTTTCGTCGTTCATGTTACGCCTCTTGTTTGTCTAAATTATCAAAAGAACCCTGTTCCTGACCGCCGTCTTTTAATTTTTGTTTCTTTAGTTTATTTTTTGCAAAATTATACGCTACAGAAACAGCTTGTTTGTACCGATTGAGATCGGCAGACTCACTGTCTGTAGCGTTTTCTTTTTGCATTTAAAGAAACAAAAATCAGAAGTTACTCATCATAGAAGCAAGTCCTTGGGCATAGATGTCACCACGGCCAAGTTTTCCTTTTTGAAGGGTCTGCCTCATCTTTGACGCTTCCAGGCGACTAAGAAGATCCTTGAAACGCTCCATGCTAAATTCCGTGCCAGTGGCCTGATTTTCGAAAGACATGATAGAACAAAGAATGAAAGTTCTCTACATATATTATAACAAGTAATCGCAATAAACCCAACTAAGACCAAAAACCGCTAAAAAGGCTTCCATACATAGCGGCGTCCCTACTGATCTTTGCGACTTCCTTGGAGCCTTCGTTTTTCAACTTTTGTGTTTCTTTATCAATTTCACCTTGCAAGTTTACTAAACCAGCACTGTAGAGATATTTGCGAGTCTCACGAATATTCTGCTGCTGTTCTTCAATTTCTGCGGGAGTACCAGTGAAGGACTCGCCAAAGTCTGGGATTGCAATTTGGGTGCGATCTTCAAATCCTTCTGAATACTCAGGAAGAAGATTAGAAGCAAACGTAAAAGTGCGTTGACCAGTTTTTTTACCTTCTTCGTCGACTGTTTGTTTGCCAAACATCGTGTCGTAATAGTTATCAAGATAGCTCTTGTTGAACTTATCTTGATACTCTTGACTCCTGGCAAGAGAATCTTTAAGGTCTTGAACATTGGAATAATAACCTTGCTGGAAAAGTCCCAAGGCTTTAGTTTTTTCTTCCTCGGTTGCTTCCCTGCCAAGTAACTCTTCATATGCAGCGGAAACACCAGCAGCGCGACGACCAGGGAGTAATTCCTGTGTATATATTCTTGTTAAATCAGCGACTTCATTCTCTGGTGGAGCAAGATCATATTTGGCGGCATAATCTCGAAGCTGACTAGTTGCATCTGTATAGCTAATTAAACCCTGTCGTAGTTGAGATTCAATACCTAAACGAAGTCCGCCGTAGCCCGCAAGAGCAGCATCTTTGCGGGACCTTTCTTTTTCTTCAGTATCCGCTTTGTCTTGTGCAGCACGCTGATCAGCACGAGCGTCTTGATCCAGTTGATACTGAAAATATTTCTCGGCAAAATTATCCTTCGGGATTTTAGGAGCTTTATATTGATCAACTCGAGTTCCGCCGCCCATGGTTTACCTCCTATACAAATAAAGTACTGACATCACGTGGTGCGATGCGGCCAAATATACCTGCAAGTTGGCCTTCCTTCTCTGCCAGGGTCCGCTTCAGTGCTTCGCGATTTTCACGCTGACGTGCTTCACGTGCTTCAGCAGATTGAGAAAGCCCAAATTGGCGTCGTGCACGTTCAGTATCTAATGCTAGCTGACGCTCACCCAAGGGTCCAGCCGCAAACATAGCCGCTTCTTTTTGACGGCCAAACTCTAAATCGGGAGCAACAGTACTCTGGAAAATACGGCTTCCAAGTTCCGCAGCAAGCTGTCCTTTTGCTTGTTCGCGGCCAAGCATTGTCTGCCACTTCAGCTGGTCAGCAGCAGCCGCCATTTGAGCATTGGCGATACTAGCTCGGGTTTGATTCGCGGCACCTGCACCAAAAAGACTTGCGCCGATACCAGCAACACCTAAACCTAAAGTGACTGGATCGAAAGCCATTCCTCCTCCTCTGTTAATACCACCAAGTTCTTTAGATGAGTCTAATCCAAGTGTTTTTCCAAAATCAAAACCGCCACTAAAAGAATCTGCAATGCTAGGCATTGAGATTGATCTCGTACTGGGCCAGACTGGGAAGTTCATTAGCTAAAATAACGGGTTGGAGTATAGCTGTAGCTGCCACGCTCAAAACGAGTTAGTGCAGGGATGTTCTGAGCACCCTGAGCCATGATATTGGCAATATTACCAGCGCCCTGTACGGCAATGATGCCTGGGGCATATGCAGCATTTGCAATAGTCTCTGGTAAGCGACCAAGCATTTCATACTTAAAAGCTTCTCTGGCTGATTCCTTGCCAAGCTTTTGGGCTTGTTCTGCACGCCTCATAAGTAGGCCTTCAAACAACTCAGCTTGTTTAGCCTGAGCTTCTGCTCTTTGCTCCGGAGTGCCTAGCAAAGTTGTTAAGTCATCTCCAGCAAATGCTCGGGATGCATCGATAATTTCTGTATTTGAAAAACCTTTAACACGCTCTGGCCCATACATCTGCTCAAGTCTAGAGTACAAAGAGCCTGTCATTGGGAAACTTTGTTGAGACATTGTTACCGTCCAAAGGTGATCTGGGGAGCTTGGATTACGGATCCAGCGTAAGGATTAGAGGCGATCGCTGTTCTTGCATACGCACCGGCTTCGGTTAAGCCCGTGTTCGCCAGCTGGAACATACCGGCTTGACGACCAAGGCTTTGATAAATACTGCCTTGTGTATTCAAGAGAGCTTGTTGTTGAGTGAAACGACGACGATCCTGTTGCTCGATTAAAGGCGCAATACCACGCATTTGATCAAGGTAAGTTTGTGTGGCGATTTGACCTTCTTGACGGGCAACGTCCAAATCTTCTTTTGCACGTTGACGACGAATTTCAGCCTCTAGACCTTGATCAGCACGGCGTTGTTCACGTTCAAACTCAGCTTGACGACGTGCTTTTGCTCTGGCTCCAACAGGACCGATAAAGGGAAGTTCTAGGTCAGAAAGACTACCGCCGCCTAAACCACCAAGACCATCGGACTGTAGGCTTCCAGTGGCACCTTGGGCTATACCAACTGCACCACCTGCCAATTGTTGAGCACCGCCTAGAACAGCGTTAACAGCTCCAGCAGTTGCTTGTTGTGCACCATAGCCGACAAAACCCGGAACAAGATAACGTAGACCGGCTCCGGTCAAACGTACAGGTAGTGGACCAGCTTTCATCATCTCACTGGTCAATGCATTTGTAATCACATTCGCAGCTTGACCAGCACCTAATCCAACCGGTGCACCCAAGAGGGCACCCGCTGGATCACCTGACAATAAGGACTCAAGAGAACCAAAAACTGCACCAGTTTTCCCACCCATTGCCTTACGTCCTGGGCGAACGCCAGCTTCGTTCCTAGGCCCAAGAATCAGATCGCCAGCGGAAGAACGTAACTCACCATACCGCCCAGCAATGTTAATACCTGGACCCTGTCCGCCGGCACCGGGGGCAGCACCGGCAGTAGTAGGGGGGCGACGACCTCCACTAAGCTGATCCAGTTGCTGCATCAGTCGCTGAAACAAGCCGGGATTTTCTTGTTGAAGTGCTCTCAGCTGATTGGGGTCAATATCGGAGAGATCCACCCCCCTGGATCCCGTAACTCTAGCCATTATTTTAGAAGTTGTTCCAATAAATTAATTTTATCAGCCTACATGCCAGGCTGGTATTCAAGAGTGTCTGGTAAGCGTTCGGGATTGTTATTTACAGATGCAATAGCTTTGTTTATTAAATTACCGGTAAGTGCTCCGGCCAAGGAGCCTGCTAAAGTAATTCCTGCTGTGCGACGTGCAGTTCCAGGGACGCGACGCTTGATAGCCTGCGTACCTTTCATTTCTGTGACAACAGGAGGCTGGGATTTCATTGCACCACTCAAGGCGAGTGATCCACCTGTTAAGGCACCAACAGATTGAAGGCCGATTGGAAAGCCAACGATGCGAGCTTCAGGTTCGCCTTGGAGATTTTCAGGAGTGAACTTAACCAGGCCAAGGCCAGTAATGCCTTTGTCTTGGTAAAAGTTCTTCATATAATTTGAGTAACGTTCTTTCGTTAGATCGGGAATATCTTCTTTTGCGGTTTCATATTTCAATGGACGACCTTGGCGACCAAGGAACATCCTCTCAATTAGCTCAAGCCCCGGCTGACCACTCTCACGTCGATCTTCCGATCCTTGCTCGGCGTAATTTTGGGCAAAACCTTTTTGACGGAACAATTCACCAGGATTTGTGATATCAAATACACCCAGGGATGCAGCAGTTGGGGCGCCAACAGCGAGACCAATTGCCGCTCTCTGTGTTGGATTAAACTCCTTATACATAGATCCAGCGGCCTTTTCTGTAATCACATCTGAAATAGCCATGGGGTGGTTATAACGCCAATAAATGTGACGGGTTGAATCAGTACCAACATCCGTCAGTAGTCTGGCGGCGTATGCACCAAGGAACTCCTGTGGTTTTTCACGAAGTGTTATGTTCTTTACTTCAGCTAGTTCTTTCTTGAACTTAGGGCTTGCAGTGCTGTAGTTTGAAATAGAACTAAGGATGCGTTCTCCACTTTCATCAACAAGCTCTGCGCGAGCTTGAGGTGACATGAGATCAGCACCAGCCTGGAATCCAGATTTAAACTTCTGTGGAAATAGGTTTCCAATCCCAGACAAGGCGTCTTGATAGGCCTGGCCCAGGAATGATTGTGCTTTTTGTTTTTGCTGTGGACTAACCATTATGCACCTTCCGTGACGCGATAAGGAAGTCCTTGGAGTTGATAAAAAGTTCCATCTGCTGTGTAGGGAGCATACATCTGATTAAGAGCTTCTTGCTGTCCCAGTTGCTGCTGTTGAGTTACCATCTGATTTGTGGCCTGTTGCTGTTGCATCTGCAAAAACAAAGGCTCAAATGTAATGGCTGCGGCTGCGCTACCACCAATCATTGCAGCATTTTGAGCCATGCTTGGTACATACTCCCTTTTCAAAACAGAAGCAGGAATATTGCTGACTCCTGAATATTTTGCAACGTCTTCGTCTGATGCATAGTTGCGATACTTGCCAGCTAACTTGGTACTTCCAAGAGCACGGGCCAGACCAAAACTAAGTCCAAGGTCAGTAGCACCAACAGCTAAACCTGCAAGTGGGTTGCCGGTTGTAAAACTACTTAAAACCGTGGTTAAAGCTGCGCCAGGAACAGAAGAAATTAAAAGCTCTTTCCCGCCTTTATCCAAGAGCTTTTGGCCGGCTCTACTTTGTTTTGCTTGTTGTAAAAGTCCAGATAGTTTTCCAGCAAGTCCAGCCATATCACCCTCCTAATACAACTATTTTATCCCTTGTTACCCTTGTGTTTTTCCAGGGGAAACGTTCGTTTCCATTGACTCTTCATCTACGGTTTGTTCACCAGTTTTTTCTTCGCTTTCTTTTTGTTGTGTTTTAATTACACCTTGGCGATCCAAAAGCTGTGCAATCGATGGTTTGTCTTCGAACTCGTTTTTAGCACGTTTTTCTGCTGCTGCCATCAAGTAGCCATTCGGATCAGGATTCCGAAGACGTGGCATTGGATTCTTGGCTGCTTTGTCTGGGTTAAGAGTCGGACTTAATTTGTAGGCTTCAATCCAATTAGGATCAAAGTCTGGCTGGTCCTGTGGTCTTTGCGCAGTTCGTGGACGACCCTCATCAAAGTCGTAGGCTTCTGGACGATCAAAACGACCTAACCCTTCAAACAGTTCATAGCTTGCATTGGGGTCATTATCATCAAAGAAAGGTGTATTACCAACAAAGTTAAGATCAGGGTTCAAATTGACCTTTCTGGTCATAGACCTTTTTAACAGGTCACGCTCATTAAACCTTGATGGGTTCCAGGGGTAATCGCCGCTTTCTGGTTTGGATCGAAACAGATCATCAAAATCTAATCGCTTAGCGATTTCACCACGGCGATTAAACGGATTTTGAACGTAACGACCTAAATCAAGCCTGGCGTCCTTTGCCATTAGCCCTCAGACTTTTCTTTCTTTTTCTTTTTTAATCCTACCAAGGTTTGACGAAGACGCGCTTGTTTTACCGTCTTTTCGTCATACTTATCTGGATTGGAAAGGACGTTCTCTTGAAGCTGAGCAGACGTAATGCCACGGCGTTTTGCTTTGGCTGTAAAAGCGCCTTCCTTCATGTCCATGCCCTGGATCCATTTTTTCTTTTTCTTTGTCATGACCGAGGAATATTTAAGTATTCTAATAGAAGATCTAATCCTCTACCTGTAATCCCCAATTGACGGGGATCGGCAGCAGAAGTTCGGATGGGTCCGCCACGGCGATATTCAGATCTCATTAGATCTTCACGCCAATCTTCGGCGCCAGGGTTAATACCGTAACGTGGGATGTTAGTGACCGTGCTACCTTTTGTGTATCCTGGTACTGTCACAGGTTTATCCATGCGGGGGTAAGCAATTCTCTGACCTTGAGGAGTAAGTTGAGTAACGTAAACACCTTCACCTGCTCCTCGTACAGCTTGTTTGGTCATATTACCGATACGAGATAAACCAGGAGACTGAGTCAGTGGACCAATCGGTGCAGGTTCTTGACCAGTAATGAAACGCTCTTCCGGATAAAGACTAAAGTAACGGGCTTTCTCTCCACGGCGAGTTAAATCAATACTTTGAGCAGGGGCGCCAATATCACGGCGTGTTCCAGTGCTTGCTGCTGTCGGCGGAACAACAACTACTGTGCCACCAGACATCTCGCCAATAAAGGGGCT